CACAGCTGAGACCTACACACTGGCTGTAACCCAGTCTGCAACAATCACCGTGAGCTTTGAGCCAAAAAAAGCCCTCCTCACCCTTGAGGCAGGCAAGAATACCGTGAAGGTGAAAGCAAAAACAGCTGACGGCTCTGCCATAAAAGTGGAAGGCTGCACCGTGAATGAGCTTGCAAACGAGGCGGAAACCACACTGACCGCAAAAGAAGCGGGAACACAAATTGCCCTAATAGGAGAGCTCACCGAGCTTAACTGTAGAGGCTCAGAAGACACTAGCAATAGATCGCTGGTTGCCCTTGACGTGTCAGGATGCACTGCCTTGCAAAAGCTTAACTGCCAGTACAATAAGATTACCGCCCTTGACGTACAAGGCTTAAATGCTTTGCAAGAGCTTATTTGCAACAGCAATCAGATTACTGAGCTTAACGTGCACGGCTTAACCAAATTGCAAAAGCTGGACTGCAACATCAATCAGCTTACCACCCTTAACGTGCAGGGTTTAACTGCATTGCAAGAGCTTATTTGTAACGACAATCAGATACCTGAGCTTAACGTGCAGGGCTTAACTAAATTGCAAGAGCTTAACTGCTCAGGCAATAAGCTTAGCACCCTTGACGTACACGGCTTAACCGCATTGCAAAAGTTTTACTGCCGAAGCAATCAGCTTGCCGACCTTGATGTGTCAGGCTTAACTGCTTTGCAAGAGCTTATCTGCCACACCAATCAGCTTACCACCCTTAACGTGCAAGGTTGCACCGCTTTGAAAAGCCTGCTATGCTACAAAAATAAGCTTAATGCCGATGTGTTCACAAAGCTCTTTAACGATTTACCGACACGAGACGCAAACGACGGTGCAAAGGCTATACTTTATGTTGAGGATGAAGGCGTTGACGATGGCAACTGCAAAAACTTCAGCACTCCCGAAAGCCTTAAAAAAGCCTTTGAGGACGCAAAAAACGTAAAGCACTGGAAGATGCAAAAAACGGATAAATTCGGATTCCTGGAAGACATTTAAGAGAATGGGGAATTGATTTAATGGGTAATTCATGAATTACTCATTACACATTGATTGTGCACCGGAATTTCAAAAAATGCACTAGATAGCCTTTTGTACATACTTTAACAACTTATCACGACAATTTATCACAAAGCAATAATCTCTAACTGTAAGATTAAAAGTAAGATGTGCAAGACCTTGTTATAGCAGGCTTGTAAACATCTTTCTTTGCTATCAAATCAGAAGAGCCGGATTATACCGGCTATTTTGAGCGGTTAAACAGATTATTGTGGTTGTCTGTTTAATCGCTTAAACAGCGAGAACGGGGATAACTGATAAACCTCCGTAAAGCGTGTAGGGCAAACCACAAGCCAGCCTTACACGCTTTTTTTTATCCTAATCGCAAGGGAGGAATAATCATGGAAATTACCGACAAAGGGTATGAACTTATTACGGAAGCACTTGACGACATTGTCAACAAGGCTATTACCGGTATTCAAGAGAAAAGCCCGGAAGTAGCCTTGCACGAGATACGGGCATTAGGGCATTTCACATTGAAAATCTTGCGCAATGAAAGCCTTACTACCGGCCGCGAAGCGAAGGGAACAAACGTATGATACAGCCGTTAAGCTACCGGAGGGAGTGCCTTTATCGTACCAGCGCTTTAACCGGTACAACCTTTATCGAAGAGGTGATCTGTTATGCACCGGATTTTTCTTTCAAATACCACGTATTTCTCATCGAAAACGGTATAGAGCAAAAGAAGGGGTATTGCAAAGCTTATTCGGCCGCAGAGCGTATTTTACAAAGATTTTTAAAAGGCGGAGCACCGGTAGGAGTGTACTGATGAATACAAACGAAGGCGACCGGTACGAACTGTATTCGTCGGTATTGGAGCAAAAAGCGGTTATTACCGATTACGGCGCCGGTATTATGGAAATGCAGACACAAGACGGGGTGCACTATACCCCGCCTGAAATGATACTGCTTTTTAAAGAGGGGAGAACCTACGATAAGCGGGTACACTTAATAAAAAAAATATTCGGCGGGAAGATTGTTTCCGTTGAAGAAAACAGGAAAAAAGAGGAGGAGCCGAGATGGCAAGTATACAAAGAATAGCGATTAAAGATATTGCATTAGATGATGATCGGCGGGTTGGAGGAAAGGGCGCGCTTGAAACGCTGAAAGCTTCCATCGAGAAGGTAGGGCTTATCAATCCGATTACTGTCCGAAAGGGCAAGGATGCGGCATTCCCCTACACCATTATTGCAGGTCGTAGGCGTATAGAAGCGGCTATCCTTTTAGATTGGACGGAAATTGATGCGGTTGTCTATGAAGCGGATGAGGTGGCAGATGATTCATATTTTACCCATGTTGCACTGGCGGAGAACGTGAACCGGCTTGATTTACATCCGCTTGACGAAGGGGCGCAATATGCACGGCTTTTAAAAGAAGCGTATAGCCTTGAAGATTTAGCGGCGTATTTTGACCGTTCGATAAGTCATATCTACCAACGGATGAAGCTATGCAATTTAATTGATGATGCGCGAGAAATTTTCCGGAATGGACAGATTAAAATCAGCACGGCCGCAAAGATTGCATCTTTACCGAAGCAGGTACAGAAAGAAATAGTTTCGGCCCTTAAAAAAGAGCTGCAATGGGCAGGCGACCATGAAAAAACAATCGACCGTGTTATCGGGCAAATGATGCGGATGCCGCTTGATTTTCCGTGTGAGGCTTGCGAACAGTGTACGGCAAAGCGGACGCATTATGGCAATGCGGCATTATTCCCTGAATACCACGACCGGTGCGATTATTGTATGGATAGTCGCTGCTATGAAAAAAATATCAGAGGCTTTTATCAAAAGACGGTTAGTGAATTTTTAAAAAACTGGAGCGATGCGAAAACTGTCTATATTTATGAAGAGGACAAAGAGAAAGCCGAATATTTACGAAGCATACTCGAGAAAAAGCCGCTTATAGATGCGATACCGGTACATGTATACCACGAAAGCTTTGAAGATTGTAGCACTATTAGGATTTTAGATGAGGATGAAACGGATGCAGTCTACTCGTCTTCAAAAGAAGTTTTAAAGCAGCGCGATATTATACCAGTATTGTATCCCCAATATGGGATGTACCAAGAGCCGGTTTTTTACACTGCCGTTGACGAGGAAACGTATGAGCGCCTTTTTCCCGATACCCCCTATGAAACAATGCAGGAAGAAATTAACAGGGAAGTAGATACAGACAATTGCAGTACCGAAAGTGATACCGATACTCAAGAGACTTATTCCGATAACGGAGCGTATAGCGCTTTCGGGGCGGAGCAGGCGGTAGAAGAAGCAGTAGATGCCCGGGATTGGCAGACATTAACACCGCGTGCACAAGCAGAAGCCTTTAAACGAATATTTTTAGAATATTTACAACTTGAACGGGATAATATTCATCATCCGTTTTTTTATTTGCCAGCATTCCGGCATATTATGGAGATACATGTTCATTTTAAAGAAGCATTCCAGATAGTAACCGGTACTTCTTTGCAAGATTTTTATCAGCAGAAAAGATATGAAGACCTTACGTATCAACAGCTTTTAGAATTATACGTTTATACAGATATAATCGAACGGATGCCGTATCATTTTCACCGTTTAAAAGTAGTAAACGGCATTCCTGTTGTAAAGGCAACAGATCTAAAAACCGATCCTTGGCGGGCACTTTGTGCGGATGTGCTGTACCATTTTTTGCAAGGACATACAAACGCCGCACCGAAAGAAACAGAACAGGAACAGGCGGAAAAAAAAAACTGCTGTAACAGCCGGTACGTCAGCGTAAACGGGAAGCGCTTTGTCATAAATTACGAAGCGCTTTTTAATGATTTAAAAGAAGACGGGTGTACATTCGGGTTAAGCGATTTACAGAAGCGAACGGGCTTACCGTATTACTCCATACAAGGGATTGTTGATACGATGAGTATTCAGTTCCCCATTTATAGCCCGTCTTACGGCATCTATGCAATATTGCAATAGCGTTTTAACGAGAAAAGTATGTAAGACTTTTTAAGGCTATAACAAAACGAAAGAGAGAGAAAAAAGATGCAAACAATCTTCTATTATATAAACCATATCGGAAAAAGAGAGACGTATTATGCCCCATAAAACGACATTACCGTGGCGGAAATTTCCGCGCGATACCCTTCATAATCCTTCTTTGCTGTTTATTATTAACCGCATGAAAGAAGAGCACCGGCAGACGGTGTTTACGGTTTTTCTTGGGTTGTACTGTGAAGCTGATGATGACGGCTTTGTCGATATAAGCGATGGAGAGTTTTTTGCAGATCAATGTCTTACCGATGCCGACACGCTTAACCTAATACTACAGCATTTTGAAAAGCGGCATTTAATTGAAAAGGTAGCAAAGGACGTTCCGATTTATCGCATTGTCGATTGGCTTTCTCCGTACCCGCAAGGCGGGGGCGGAAAAACAGCGGCAGAGCGGCAAAAAGAATACCGCGAGCGAAAAAAGGAAGAAGCACAGAGACACGAAGAAACACCATCCGTACCGCCTGTGGGTGAACCCGATGAACCGGCCACTCCGGTAGAGCCGGGAAACTCCGAGGGAGAACAAGGCGATGATGTCAACATGACAGACACTGATGCGGCGCAAGAGGTTCTCGATGCGCAGATGAGTGAAGATATTTGCGCACTCATCAAAAAGGGAGAAGACTTAACGGACGATGAGCTTATCAGTCAGATAAGATTATATAAGAGCGCCCGCAAAAACGGCACAAGCAGGGAAGAAGCGCAAGAAGCGGCGGATCGGCTTTATTCCGCGCCGGATAGATCAGAAAAAGCCGAAAGCAACCGAACCGACACGGGCGCCGATGCCGACAGTGCCGAATCGACAGAAAAAAGCGTTATGCCGCCCGTAACGGACGGCATAACGGAGCATAACGCGTTATGTAACGACTGTAACGCGTTACATAACGGCCGTAACGCGTTACGGCCTAAGATAAGAGAAGAAGAGAGAGAAGGAGATAGAAACAGAGAAGCAAAAAGAGAAGCAGAAAGAGAAAGAGAAAGAGAAAGAGAGGAAGAGGTAGAGGCAGAGCAAGAAAGTGAGAAAGAGACGGAAGAAGAGGAGAACGGACAAAAACAAAAAGAGAAGCAGAATCAAGAAGCGGAGCGTGCCGTACAAGAGCCGGTATCGGAACATGATTACAGCGATGTACAACACCTAGAAGGAGAGGGTAAGGAAGAACAGGAGATACAGGGCGGCGAAGAAAAATCGAGTCCCGTAAGATGGATTACTGCCCTTTGGGAAAGCGTTTCAGGCGATGAAAAGGAGCTATCAGGGCTTGATGAAGCGAAAAGAGCACATTTTGAAGCGCTTTTTAGCAGTCATTTTAAGAAAACAGGCGGCCTTTTATACAGCATAAGCGAGCCGGAGAAGGCTTCACTACGGTTTTTAAGCATATTCTTGCTACCTTTGGCGGATGAACGAAACTCCCTTGAGGTTGTGGCAAGTCAATTTGTCGGAGTTTTAAATAATTTTATCAAAAAAGGGGTGTTTTTCGGCTATGAGAAGTGTACGGCGCGCACCCTTTGTTCAAGTTATGTGTTTGAACCGGTATTTTTGAAGGTTGAGAGGATTTTACAGGCAAAAACAGGCGGCGGAGTGCGATGGGGGCAGTGTCTTATCAGCTGTCTTAAGCATTTAAAGGCGGCAGAATACGCCGTAATGAGTATCGATAGCGGATGATTTGAGTAGGAGTAAGTAATGGCGGAGGCGGAAAAGCAGGAGATAAGCGTAAAAACGGGAGAAGTAACAGCGTGGGATGAACAATTGTCGGGCAAAAAGCGACTTTTTGTACTTTTTTACTGTACGGAAGATGAGTGCTTTTTGAACGGAACCCGCGCGTATTTAAAAGCGTATAAGAATTGTCAGAGTGAGAACGCCGCCGCCGTCAATGCGGGTAAATTGCTAAGAAATGCTAAGGTAAAACAGGCTATAAAAAAACTCTTGCGTTTAGCGCGGGATGAGGACGATGAGCAAGCGGTATACCGGATGATTAAGCAGTTTGAACGGTTAAGCTTTTACAATCCTGCCGACATTATCGACGCAAGCGGGGCGCTTGTGGTGGATGATTTACGGAAGTTAGGCGAATTAGCCTTATGTGTGGAGCAGATAGAAACACGGGTAAACACTGCCGGAAGCTATACGGTTGTAAAACTTGCGAACCGCCAAAAAGCAATGGAAGCGTTTAGTAAGTACTTGAACATTATCAGGCCGGAAGTAGACCTACAGGCGATGATGCCGATTGTGATGCTTACCGGCAAGAATAGCGAATTTGAAAAGGAGGAAAAATAATGACAATAACGAAAAAAGAGCTTATTGATGCGATGAGAGACCTCAACGATGACGCAAGAATTCATATTCTTTGTACCTCGTTTGATATGGGTACAGATGGATATGCCGATGATATTTGCTTTAAAGATAAAGTTACCGGCGACGATGTTATGAATGAACTTACGATTGCTGCGTGTTTTTTTTAAGGAGTAAAGATGATGGAATTTGACAAGAGTAAGATTTACACCGCACTTAACGCGGATGAATTGCCCATTGGAAGCAAGTGTATTTTTGCTGATACGATAAAAGACCTTAAGGAAGAAGTAAAAAAGAAACGCATTGATACTTTATTCGGTATAGCAACGGAACAGTATGAATATCGTTTCATATCAGAACACGGGTACAAGATTCAATATGCACTTGCCTACTTTATCGAACAGCCTGCCGAACCTAAGTACAAGCCGTTTGAAAGCATTGAAAAAGCGATGGAGGCAATAAGGAAACACGGCGGGTGGATAAAATCAAAAACAACCCAAGGATATTTTTTAATTGGAGCTTTAAAATCAAAAAAATTTACTATTATTGGCCACGAATACTGGGAGCCTTTTTCTTTTCTGTTGGAACATTATGTTTTTGCCGACGATGGCAGTCCCTGCGGGGAATTGGTGGAGGAGTAAACAAAATGAAAAGACTTGCAACGCATAGAGAGCTTGCAAAATGGTGCGCACAAGGGAAAGGTGAATGGATGCACCGGCCATCTAATTCAGGCACTGTGTACACGATGTATAAATATAACGAAATTGAAGCGGATTGCTGTATCACAGAACATGCAATAACAAAACAACGGATTGTCGTTCGGCGTTGGAACAGTATGGAGTGGAGCGATCCGACAAAGGAATACTTATTAAATAACACAGGATTAGTGAAGGAGTAAAGCAATGACAGACTACGATTTTGAAAATATTACCGAGAGGATTATCACCATTCTCAAGATTGTGCTACTGGCAATAGTATGCGGAATTGGGTTACTGGCTTTAATTTCCGGGATTGCCGTTGCATTGGGCTAGAGGGAGAAAAATAATATGCTCATATTTCCACTAAAAAAAGAATGGTATGAAAAAATCAAAAGCGGCGAGAAAACAATAGAGTATCGTGAAGTAAAACCGTATTGGACAAGAAGACTTGAAAGAGCAGAATTTAGAGGAGGCAATATATACTGGGGTTTTAACAAGACAATCTTTGAAAATTTCTCCGCTCCCTGCTTTTTTCGTTTAGGCTATACAAAAGAAAGGCTAGAAGCGTGGATCACAAAAATTGAGGTTGTAGACGGTAAAGATACGGATTTACACATAGATAAACCGGTATACGCAATCCATTTTAAAGACGTAAGAGAGGGAACATACCTACGATGATACTCTGGGAGCCGCAGCCGATTTTGGGTTGGTAGTAGAAACTGGAAACGACGTGCTTTTCTGGTTTGAAAAATACGCATGTTGTTAAAAGAGAGGAGTAAATAAAAATGATTCTTGAATTACCGAGCGGATATTGCACAGAATGCGAAAGATATGTAGCAAAGCGCTTTGAATGGACGTCTGCTATGAGATTATGCGCAAGCTGCTTAAAAAAAGCACAATACGTCTATAAAAAAGACCTTATGAGAGACTTGCCAGACTATGAGCACTTTTTTTCTTTAACTGAATGGTATGATGTTTTAAAGAGTATTGAAAGGCAAGATGTTGAAGCAATGGAAAAATATCTTGCCATTGCACAAGAAAGAGAAATCATAGCCGACAATCAGGGCTGTTGCGACTACCTATGATTCTCTGGGAACCGCAGCCGAAGCAACAACTTGCCCTTTCGTGTCCTGCGTTTGAACTTTTTTATGGTGGAGCGGCTGGCGGGGGTAAAAGTGATTTCTTGCTTATGGATTTTTTAGCCGGTTGTAATGAAGGGCGCGGCGCGTGGCGGGGAATACTATTCAGGAGGACGTATAGAGAGCTTGAGGATTTGATTATCAGAGCGAAGGAGCTTTATATTCCGCTTGGGGCGCACTATCATAAAACTGAAAATGTTTTTACCTTTCCGACCGGTTCTTTTTTGCGCCTCCGCTATTTAGAGCGCGACGAGGACGTTGGAAGCTATCAAGGCCATCAGTATACTTGGTGTGGCTTTGATGAACTGGGTAACTATGCAACCGACTATTGTTACCTTTACATGATTAGCCGCCTGCGGAGTGCGGTGGGGCTTAAATGCTATATGCGAGCAACCGGAAACCCCGGAGGAGTTGGGCACAGCTGGATAAAAATGCGCTTTATTGACAAAAAAAAGCCGAACACGATTTACACCGATGAGATGGGGCGCACCCGCTGTTTTATTCCGAGCCTTTTAGATGATAACCGTATTTTGATGAAAAACGATCCCGAATATGAAAAGAGCTTAACCCTTTTGCCGCGGTACCTTTATGAAGCGTTACGGTACGGCAACTGGGATATTGTCGCAGGGGCGGCGTTTGAAGAATTTAGACGCGAAGAACACGTTATTAAACCTTTTGCCTTAGAGAGCGGGCAATGGTTTAAATTTTGCGCAATGGACTGGGGGTACGCAAAGCCCTTTAGCATCGGGTGGTGGGCAGTCAATAACGAAGGGCGGATGATACGGTACCGCGAGCTTTACGGTTGCGAGAAAGGGGAAGCGAACAAGGGAGTAAAAAAAAGCGCGAGCGAAGTGGCAAAAGAAGCTTATGCGCTTTCGGTAGCGGAAGGGGTTACGGTGATGGTCGCAGACCCCGCAGTATGGAGTAAAACCGACAAAGAAGCGAGTATTGCCGAAAAGTTTGAAAGCGCAGGTTGGAAAATGATAAAAGCCAATAACGAGCGCATAAACGGAAAGATGCAGCTTCATCAGCTATTAAAAACAAAGGGCGAGGACGAAAAGCCGATGCTTTTAGTTTTTGATACTTGCTTTGATTTTATTCGCACAATACCGCTTCTTTTACCGAGTAAAGCACACCCTGAAGATATTGACACTGCGATGGAAGACCATATCTACGATGAGACGCGCTATGCGATTATGAGCGAGTATGCGCGGCATCCTGCAAGGGCATTACGGAAACAGAGTGGACAATGGAACTTCGCAAGTAAAAAAGCGAAAAGCACCGGATGGGATCCGTATGCGTAATGAGTAATTATTGAAACTGAAAAAATATTTTTAAAAAGTTATATAACAAAATCAAAAGCTCCATTTTAGAATGCCATTATGGCAGAAGCGAAAAAGGATGAAAAAGAGGTTTTAAGCGATATTAAAACGCTTTTTGAACATCTTAAAACAAAACGCAAGGCACACGAGGCGGAATGGCAGGACGTTACCACCTACATCGGCAGCAAGAACTTCGATTGGGAAGAAGCAAAAGATGAGGTAAAGCGACCGAAGCGGCATACAGGGCGGCCTGCAGAATACCTTGATAAACTCGTGTCGGGTTTAATGGGATATACCATAAGCCCGAATGTTACATGGCTTAAACTTTCTTTAAGCGATTCGTCGATGCTCGATTATACGGGGGTGAAGGATTGGCTTGAGAATGCAGAAAAAGCGCTGTACGAAGAATTTAACCGCAACAATCTTTACACGGAAGCGCCCGCTTTTATCAGTAATGCCGCGCAGTTCGGACACGGGGTCATGCTCATCGATGAGAAAAAAGAGGCGGCCATCCGCTTTATGACGGTTTCTGCGCCGGAAGTATATATCGCTACGAATGAATACGGGGATATCGACACGGTGTGTCGGTATTTTTCGATGACGGTAAAAAATATTGTTGCGCGTTTCGGCTTAGAAAATGTCAGCGAGACGATGCGGAAAGATTATGAAGATGCGCAGGGAAAGCAAAAGGAAATAAAAATCCTTCACGCCGTTTTTCCGCGCGAGAATTACGACAGCAATAAACTCGACGATAAAAACATGGCGTATGCAAGCTTTTATGTCGACATGGACGGAGATGCAATCTTAGAGGAATCAGGATATCACGAATTGCCGTACAGCGTTTTTATTTGGGAGCGCATTACGGCAAGCGCATACGGGGACAGCCCCGCGCGCAAGGCTATTCCCGATATGCGGCTTTTAAACAAGGCAGAAGAAGCGCGGCTCAAACTCGCACAGCTTGCCGCAGAGCCGCCGATGAACGTACCTGACAGTATGCGCGGCGTAGAAAGCGTCGTACCTGCCGGGTTTAACTACTACGAAAGCCCCGATGAAATTATGATGCCGATAAACATCGGCGCGAACTTTCCTATCACGCTTGATACCGTGCGGGATATTGAAGCTCGGATTAAAGACAAATTCAACGTTGATTTTATGCTGATGCTCCAAGCACAGGCGGCGCAAAAGACGGCGACGGAAGTAGTAGAACTACAGGGCGAAAAGGCCGCGATGCTGACATCCCTTATCGTCAATCAAAATAAAGCGCTTTCTGAAATTGTGCGGCGCACCTTTAACATTATGTACCGGCAAGGGAGATTGCCGGAAACACCTGCCATTTTAAACAATTCCGGGGCAAGCTTAAATATCGATTTTATCGGCCCCTTGGCGCAGGCGCAAAAGAAACACCACCAGTCAGGCGGCGTCCAGATGAGCCTTATGCTTGCGCAGCCGGTTCTTCAATTATCCCCCGAAAGCGTTGACTACATTAACGGAGATGCGCTTTTAAAGAATGTGCTTGAAACAAACGGCTTTCCGCAAACGGCTATCAGAGAAGAAGAAGAAGTACAAAAGATGCGGCAAGCGAGAGCAGAGGCGCAGATGCAAGCGATGCAGATGCAGGCAATGCAGCAACAGCAAGAAGCGCTGATGGGAAATTATGACAAATTAAATGAGCCGGTAAAGGAAGGAAGCCCGATACAGGAGCTTTCCGAACAATTACAGACGGGACTGGGAGGAGAAGCGGACGATGGCGCGCAATAGAGGGCGATGCGAATTGCCGGGCTTTGAGACAGCGAAGCGCGAGGAGCAATACGAAGAATTACAAAAAACGTTTAAAAGAGTATTTCAAAGCGCAGACGGTAAAATCGTCTTTAATGCACTTTTAAAAGACCTCTTTTATTTTGATGCGGCAACAAGCGACGCTGAAAAAGCGTTATGCGAATATGCGAAGTTTTTTATAAGGGAGCGATTGGGAATAAAAAAGACGCTTTCTATCACGGACGCTTTTTTATCAAACCTTGACTAACCTTATCAAAGGCACGCGAGAAACCTTAAAAAGGAGTAAACGGATATGGACACATTAGATCAGAATACTGGCAATCAGAGTCCACAGGGTGCGGGGAATGCAGGAAGCGGCACAGGCATCACCGGCACTTCCCTTACCGGCGCGTTTAATGAAGCGAAAACGGGAGCAGCTGGAAGCGGAAACGCCCCAACGAGCACAACCGCGCAACCTTCAAAAGGAAGCGCACCGGAACAGACAGCGGCCGAACCGGCAGCAGTACAACCGGAGCTTAAAGCATGGGGGGCGCAGCTATCGAAGGAACTCAAGGAGAATAAGGACGCGGTAAAGGCGTTAGCAAAGTTTGAAGATATTTCAAGCCTTGCTTCTTCTTATATCGAACTTGAAAAAAAACTCGGTAGTATGCATACGTTACCCGGAGAGAAAGCCACGAAGGAAGAACTTGATGCTTTTTACAAAAAGCTCGGCAAACCCGACGCGGCCGATAAATATGGCTTTAAACAGGAATGGGACGCAGAAAAACGCTTTGCCGAAGCGGCGTATGAAGCAAACCTTTCCGATGCACAGGCAAAAAGCCTTTATGCGTTCTTCCATAAAATCGGAGAAGATCAGCAAGCCCAGCTTGCCGAGGCGGTAAAAAAGCAGGCCGAAGAGACGGACGCCGCATTAAAAAAAGAATTCGGAAATAAGGTGAGTGAAAAGATGGAGCAGTATACGAAGGGGCTTAAAGCGTTCGCTTCTGATTCTATTTTTTCACAATTGGAACAAACGGGCTTAGCTTATCATCCTGATTTTGTAAAAATGTTTATCAAAATCGGAGAGGCGCTCGGAGAAAGCCGCACGGTACTGGGAGATGGTAAAGCACCGACCGGCGGCATTACGTCAGCGCGGGACGGCGGCACGTTTTCATTTTTTGGCACATAAGATTAACAGGAGTAGTATATGCCTACATTAAGTATGACAGACCAGCTTACAGCGCTTGAAGTAATGCGCAGAAGCGGCAATCAAGACGGGTTTCATATCGTCGAACTTTTAAGCCAGACAAATGAAATATTAAAAGATATGCCGGTATTGGAAGCAAACGACGGTACCGTGCATAACACGATTGTACGCACCTCCCTGCGCGGCGGGACACACCGTAAATACAACGAAGGTATTAAACCGGGAGCGACCACAACGGATACGAAGCAAGACCGCATTACGATGCTGGAAGATTACAGCGTCGTTGATAAAGACCTTGCCGAGCATTCGGGGAATGTAAAGGCTTTACGCGAAAGTGAGGCGCAGGCGTTTTTAGCCGGTATGGGACAGACGCAGGCGGAAGAGCTTATTTACGGCAACAATGCCCGCAATGAAGCGGAGATTAACGGCTTTGCGGTTCGCTTAAGCGATTTAGCAAACAAGAACGTTATCAACGCAGGGGGGACGGGCAACCGCTGTACGTCGATTTATGTCTGTGCCGTCGGCCGCGGCTTTGCGCATTTAATTTACCCGAAGGGGCGAAGCGATTGCGGAATTAAAACCGAGGACATGGGCGTACAAAATTGGCCGATGGGAGAAGGGCGCGTTATGCCTGCCTACGTGCAGTTTTTCTCCACACATTACGGGCTTTCGGTTGCACACCCCGACGCGGTTAAGCGTATCTGTAATATCGACCAAGCCACGAGCGGGGACAAGATTGTTGACCTTATTCTTGAAGCGATGATCCGCTTACCGGCCGGAGCGCAGAGCATTGCGATTTACTCCAATCAAGACGCCCTTGTCAAAATCGATAAGGCAGCGTGGAGCAAAGGCAATGCGGTCTTTACGAGCGCCGACCCGTGGGGCGAATTGATTACGCACATTAGAAAGGGACGCTGCCGGAGAGTTGATGCCATCCTTTCGACGGAGCAAGCACTTGTGTAATTTGTAATTGATACTGCGTAAGGGGTAATGAAGGAAACATTACCCATTGCGCAGATTTTACATTTTTTTAAAGGAGTAACGGACAATGACTAATTTGTATTTGGATAAACGCCTTGAATTTTCGGAAAATCAGGCAATTACCGCGAGCGCGGAAAGTGAGAACGCGCTTGATTTCGGCGTAGAAAAGTGCAGTGCTGAAGGGAAGGCAATCGACATCAGAATTAAAGAAGATTTTGCCGGCGGCACGTCGCTCCAGTTTGTATTACAGGACAGTGCAGACGGGACAAGCTATGTCGACAAACTTACTTCCCCTGCCTTCCAAGTGGCACAATTAAAGGCGAAGGGGGAAGACGTGTTTTATTCCCTTGTCATTCCGAAAGGATTACGCCGGTTTATCCGTTTGAAATACGTCGTAACAGGAACGTTCACGAAGGGGAAGGTTCATGCCATTTTAAACACGGAAGTGCGGGGTTAATTTGTAATGGGTAATGATTGCAGAATGTACCGCAAAAGCATTACCCATTTTTACACACGTTTTTTTTAAAAGGACATTGTATGACAAAGAAAGAGCTTGAAAAGGTGAAAGAGAAGATGAGAGCGGAAAACCCGCTTTTAACAGAAGATCAGATTGAAGATATTATCGCCGAAAGCGAATCAGGCGGCGGCGATGCAGGCGGTGAAGGAGCTTCGCACACGCCGGATTCCGGGGTGCCGGATGCGAATACGCTTACGCAAGAAAAGGCGGCCATTGAAGCGGAAAAGGCGGCGCTTGCCAAAGAGTGGGAGCAACTGGAAGCAGAAAAAAAAGCGCTTTCCGAAAAAGAAGAAGCGATTAAAGCCGCCGCCGGTGTACCGCAGGCAAGCGGGTCGGGTAACGGCGATAACGGGCAAGCGGTTACCTATGTATGTAAGACGCGCTGCACCTTTAACGGGCAGTATTACCGCGAAGGGGATAGTCTTACGACGAGCGGTGAAGTACCTGATTTTTTTGAAGCGGTGGAAGAAGCGTAACGCTCATCTTTTTTTTAAACGATTTTTTTTTGAGGCTTTTTCAGGCAGCGCCGCTTTTCCTTTTTCCTTCTTTGGGCAGCAAAGCCTGTTTAAGCCTCTTTTTTTCTCGATACCGAGCAAGATGGAGCAGATGATGAATATAGACCGAGCATTGGCAAATAGAGCGCTTGCGGCAGTGGGACAAAGTGAACTTAATAGCGCCGATACATCTTCGAAAGCGTATCTGATGGTAAAAAAGTTTTATCTTACCACGATGCTTGAAAGTTTAGAGACTGCCAGCTGGACGAGCGGTAAAAAACGAAGGGTATTAGAAAAAGCGGCTATCGATAACTATACCGATTTTGCCGGGGCGTATCGGCTTCCGATTGATTGCGGAAAGATTATAGAGCTTACCGACAAGAGTTTTTATATCGTGGAAGGAAATATTCTTTATACCGATTCAAATGATCCGGTATTGTTGTACGTTACGAATGGAAGAATCCCGGAAGGAACAGGGAATCCGGACGATGATTTTCCCGATTATGCGCCGCCTGAATATGAGGCAATGTTTTATCAAGCGTTCGAACTGCGCTTAGCGAGTAAGTTTGCCCTTGAACTTTCCGGAAAACCTGATTTACACCAGATGTTATTACAGGAAGCGGCAATGATTGAGGCGGCAGGATATCGCAATTCCAAGACGTTAAGCGCCGGAAAGAAGAAGGGGCGTTCGTGGTGGATCTGCTTAACACTTTTATTTCTTATGGCTATTGAACGTAGATTTGTTTCAATTTTTGATAAAT